AGATATGATTGACGTTACCTCAAAAGACAGCGCAGGCGCAAAGGAATTTATTGCTGGCGAGTATGGCTACACGCTAAACGTGGAGGCAATTTTTGAAGATGACTCTAGCGTTGGAGCTTCACAGCAATCTTTTAAAGATTTAGCTACTGATTTATTGGCAGGCACTTTGTTGACTATTGTAATTTCTACAAACGTAACAGGCGACGAAAAATATACTGGCTCCGCTTTCTTTTCTAGCTTGAGCTTGAGCGCACCAAACAACGACAAAGCAACGTGGACAGGTACCTTGCAGGGCTCTGGCGCTTTGACTATTGGTACAGTTGCCTAATAGTATTATATTTGTGCCATGAGCACTACAATTAAACTAGGGGGTGCTGAGCATCCCCTTTTATTTAACATGAACAGCCTGCGCAACATTATGGAAGTTGCAGGCATGGAAACCTTTGCGGATTTAAACCTGCAAAAGGACTTGGCTAAGTCTATGGATTTTGCTTTGAGCTGCGCGTTTTACGGCATCCTAGAAGGCTACGAGGCGCAGGATAAAAAGACGCCTTACCCGACAGTCCAAAAGTTAGGCGCGGCGATTAAAAAGTTTCAAGAAATTAGCCCAGCGTTGGAAGGTTTCACGGCTGCAATTACGGAATTTTTTGCACCTGCTGAAGAGACAGCGGGGGAGTAAATGCCAAGGGCGACAGCGCCCCGCTAACTTGGCGCAAGATTGAGCGCATAGCTTACGGCGAAATGATGCTAAGCGAAAGTGAGTTTCTACTTTCTACACCTCGCTACTGGCGGTTGAGGTTGGAAGGTATGCGCGAAGTACAGCAACAGCAGTACAGGAACCACTGGGAACTAACCCGCTGGGCAGTTGCTACGGGTATGGCCCCACACTTAAAGAAACCCATAGAGCCCAAAAGGCTGTTAACATTTCCGTGGGAGGTGTCCGAATACCTATCAATTCATGACGCTTTAAAGTTATATTCGCATGTCTTTGATAAGTTAACCCCAGACGCCAAAGCATGAGCGCAAATAAAATAGTTTACAATATCTTAAGTAATAACTCTGCGCTTACTGCGCTAATATCGACGCGGTTAAATCCTATAAGAATACCGCAAGAGAGTGCATTTCCTGCGGTAAGTTACCAGTTGATTAGTGAGATACCTAACCCTACTAAGTCGGGGCACAGCCGTACAGAGTTTGCACGGGTCCAAGTAAATGCTTACGGGATTACTTTAGCAAGCGCTGAGTCGGTATCTTCTGCAATTCGTACGGCTTTTGAGGCGGTAAATTTGCCAAATACTTTTAACGGGATTAAATGCCAGACTATCGAATATGACGGGGAACTTCAAACCTCTGACGATACGGCAGGCTTTGCGGGGTTGTACCAAATTTCTCAGGACTATATAATTAATTTCACCCGTGGCTAAAAGTTTAAATATTGTAATCGGTGCAGACATTGAGAAACTGCGCGAAGGTTTTAATAAGGCTATACAAGTAGTTCAATCTGGCAGCAGTAAAATGGCCGCCGAGGTTGCTAAGTCAGCTAAGGGGATGGAGGAACGACTGGCCTCTATTGCTACGCGTAATCCCACAATGGGAAGCGTAAGGCAGTTGACCCAATTAGCAATGGAAGCGCGGGCTTTAGGTCCAGAGTTTGCCAGCGTTGCAAATGAAATAATAAAACAGGCGGGCCGCATGAAGGACGCCATAGCCGACACGCGCGGAGAGGTTGCTTATTTTGCGAGCGATACGCGTAGACTAGACGCGGTGCTAGGTGGAGTGCAAGGGATTGCAGGGGCTTTTGGTGTAGCGCAAGGGGCTGCGGCTTTATTCGGTGCAGAAAATAAAGACCTCCAACAAACAATGGTAAAGTTACAGGGCGTCATGGCTTTAGTAACTGGGTTGCAGGCGGTACAAAATACCTTGCAGGCAGAGAGTGCTTTTATGGTTGGACTGAATACGGCAGCCGTTAAATTACAGACCTATGTAATGGGGCAGGCTACAATTGCAGCCCGTGTTTATTCTGCGGCGTTAGTTGCTACTGGCGCGGGCATTGTGCTGGCGGGTATAGTTGCAATAGGTAGCGCAATGAATGAGAACGCAGACGCTGCCAAAGCCGCCGAGGATGCACAAAAGAAGTATAACGATAGATTAGAAGAGAGTAACAATAGGGCGGTAAAATTTGTAGAACGCCAGTTAAAATTTCGCGAAGATGCTGCAATTAAAGAGGCGCAGCTTGCGGGTAAAACTGCGGCAGAAATTGAAAAAATAGAAGCGGGATTTTTAGACAAAAGGCTTAAGGCTTATAAGTCAATGCAGAGTAATATTAGCATTGATTCAGAGTTATACCTAGACCTTACTCAAAAAATACAAGAGACCGAAAACGCCATAACATTAAAGGGGCTAGACATTAAAATTACTGCCTCTAAGGCTGTCAATGCCCAGCGCAAAAAAGATAGGGCCGAAGATTTAGCAGAAGAGGCGAAGGCGTTAGAGCAGACCAAAAAACTTTACGCAGAGCAGCAGGCGTTTATTGCAGGCTTTAAACCGATGGAGCAATTTGCAGCGCCAAAGGCCCCGACGGTTACACAGTTTAAGGGGGCGTTTGCTTCTGAGGACATGACCAAAGACCTCAAAACAAATACTGAGGACCAAGTAAAAGTAATGACCGATTACGAGCGCAAGATGGCAAACGCTACGGATTCAGTTAATAACTCTTTTGCTTCTTTGCAAAGCGACGCGGCTAATTCATTTGCTCAGTTTATTGCAGAAACGGCAGCAGGGGATAAAACGGCGGGCGCTAATTTTGGTAAAAACATGATGGCCTCAATTGCTAATTTTATGCAATCAGTCGGAGCGGCATTAATAACTACGGCGATTGCTACAAAAGCCTTTAAGGAATTAATTTTAAAGAACCCAGTAGCAGCAGCTGCGGCGGGGGTGGCTTTGGTTGCAGGCTCTGCAATCTTAAAAGCACAAATAAGCGCGGGGCCTAAATACACCGCCTTCGCTGAGGGGGGTATTGTTAGCGGTCCTACGCTGGGGCTTATGGGTGAATATCCAAACGCTAGGAGTAACCCCGAAGTCATTGCGCCATTGGATAAGTTAAAAGGAATGCTAAAAAGTGGGGATAGTAGCAGCGGCTTTGTTGCTTCTACTTCGATACAGGGCAGGGATTTGGCAATAGTTTTGGAGCGTTATAATAAAGATAGCAAGCGCGGATAATGGCACGGATTTACTACGGCTCCTTTAAGAGCATACAAAATATAACTTATAGAGTTGAACTATGGGACGGCCCAAGCGGGACCACTCCAGAATTATTAACTGCTGCCTACGCTACTAGAGTAACTGCTGCGGGTGGCTACCAAGAGGCGGCGAGTTGTTTAAGCACAAAACTAGAAGAGTTAAGCTCAGCCGTTGAATTAACTTTAGCGGGCAATGGTTTTGAAATTGACAGGCAAGGCGACGGCTCTACTTACTACCAAGATTTTACTCGCCCTTCTAGAATTTCGACGACTTGGGAAATACCTAATAACACGGTAAAAAACGCCTTCATAGAAATAGGAAATAACCAAGAGAATAAATACGCTATTGCTGTCTATCGTGGCTCAGATTTATTTTATGTGGGCAGAGTTATTGCAGACCAAGCTAACTACCTACGCGAGTCAGTCGACGGCGCTATGATATTCGACCTCGTGGCAGTAGATGCTTTAAACCTAATCGACGGCTTTAATATTTCGCCCTCTTGGTTTACGGATGGCTTAGCTACGGCTTTAGATATTATACGCAAGTGTTTGGAATATGCAGGACTTGACGATTATTGGACAAACTTTGGAGCCTCTATTTACCTTAAAGATGGCGTAACAATGTACGACACCGCGCAAGCCAGTAACAAGGGATTAGCAAATACCAAATTAAATATACTTTCTTTTTACAATAACTTCGATGCTTTTGGCGATATTACTTTTATCGACACCGACGGCACGGGGTACGCTTCTACTACCAATATAGACCTAGCAAATTGTAAAGAAGCTATCGAGCAGATACTTGAAATATACGGCTCACGGATGCACCTAGAAAGTGGCGCTTATTGGATAGTTTCAGATGACAACTATAACGCAACTTCTATAAGTACGCGTAATTATAACACCTCGGGAACTTACCAAAGCACTACCACGCTAACCCATGCCGTATTACTTGGAGGCACAGCAACGCGCCCCAAATGGGAAGCAAAGCCAACGCTAACTTATCAGCCGCCCGTTAGGTCGGTAGATGTAATCGAAGAGCGCCAAAATTCTATTTTAGTAGTTAGAACCGAGCCAGATTTTAGTAGTATTGATTTGTCAATAGATGACGAATTAATAGACGCCTCCAAAGCGATACGATGCCGAATGCTTATTAAGTGGATGGATAACTCTTATGTAGCAATTACTAGCGGCTCGGTTAAAAGATACCAGCGTTATGCTTTCGAGTATAGAATTTACTTCAAAAACTCTGGCGGAGCGATTAAGCAATATTTTCCTAATATAAATAACTATGTTACACCAAGCGGGCCTGCAACTTATGTAAATGAATACATGACTATTGGAACGGCTCGCAACTCTTGGAATACTTATATATTCGATAACCAAATGCCCCCACCTCCTGCGGGTTATAATCGTTTGTTTGTTGACATGAAGATAAGCGCAGAGCAGGGCTCGTTTATTGCGCCTAACTCTTGGACTTCTAGCAGCTTTAACCAGATTAATTTTTGGGGTTCTATTGCGGCGGCTCAGCCATTTGGCACAGTTGAAAATCCAAACTATTCGCGTATTACTAAAAATACTATTTCGGTTGCAGGTGCAGCTAGTGACAATAGCCAGCGTATAGAATGGAAACCAAATTATTACGACGGCGAGGGCGCTTATGGGTATGGCTCTGTTTATGTTTATAACGGCTCGGCTTGGGTTTTATCTTCGGATTGGTATAGTGGCTACGCTTCTGCGGTCCACGATAACCTAGGCACTATACAAGGGCGGCGCATTGGTGGAATGTATAATAAATTTGTGCCAGTAATACAAGGCACTTGGCACGACGCGGGGACCTTAACGGCTATCAAAACTTTGCAGTTTGATTCTACGCGCTGGCTATTTAACGGTGGAACTTATAACCCGCGTACAGAAACTTGGGCGGGTGAGTGGTTAGGATTAGCTCCAGACTATACGCAGGCAACTAGCGGAGGCACGGGCAACTATAACCCAAGGACAGGCGAGCGAGTTGTTAAGGACCGCCTAGACTATCACGAATTTGCAATAAGCTCTTTTAATTCGCAGTTTAGCTTAGTGCCTCAAACGACACTTGAGCACTTAGTCAACTACGCGGACCAACCTATAACAACTCAGCCAACGCAGGACACTCAGTATGAGGTAATGTTGAAATACACCGACAGCACCGAGGCAATGAGTTGGATGTTACAAGAGCACGGAACTTTTAAAACTTATACAGTTGGAACCTTTGCGCTCGATGTAACTTTTGAGGGGCACCTAGCGGACTGCACGGGCGGCTCGATTACGCTTAACCTGCCTGCTGCAAATGTATCTAAGGGCAAGCGTTACTATTTTGTAAAGAAGCCGAGCGCGCATAGTTTACGGATTGACGGGGCAGGCTACAATATTAGCGGGGCCGACCACATAGACCTAAGCACTAACTATTCAACGGCTACACTAATATGCGACGGGGCCGAATGGTTTAAAATAGCGTAATTTGTTAACGTCGTAAACTCTCGGCTTTTGTAATTTTACCACATGGCACAGGCTAGCATTGATATAGTAGCAGGCTCTCAGGGGTTTAAGTTACACACCGCAGCGACGGTAACAGGCGTTTCTTATGACGCTTTAGTAGTTCGCGAAGACACAGTTTTTACTTCTTTTA